TTAAAATTAAAGTACTTTCTAGCCCATTTAAGAGTGTCTATAGTCTTAGGTGATGGGATAACATCAAGACCATGCAATAAAGCTCTTGTGCGTAACCATTTGAGGTCAAATTTATCTCCATTATGAGCCACAAGGGTTTCAGCTTGAGCCATAACTTTAAGAAATGCTTTAATCATTGCCTTATCTGACTGCTTTTTATCCCATGTTAGGAACTGTACATCCTGCTCATGCTCCCATTTATAGCAGATGCAGATAATAGCTCTTTCGTGGATGATATCACCAGGATTGATTGTAAGATTATATCCTGATCTCCAAAATATACCAACATTGAATGATGTCTCAATGTCAAAAAACAGTCTTTTTCTTACCATAAGTGGTGTAAACTTAGAACAAATACTTCTCTCTCGCAAATTTAAAGAGATAAGATAGCAGTAGACCTATGCCTACCCCTACAAATAACAAGTTAAGATTACCTCTAGTCTTAGGTCTTGTAGCTTTAGCCTGTGCTTTCTCTACAATACGATCTTTGTAGATAGTTTTTATTTTAAGTTTATATTCTCGCTTTAATTCTATTTTTGTCTTAGGCACATAGACTGATTTATATTTTATAATAGTATCCTTAGTAGTGATAAACTTCTCCCATACTATGCTATCATGAATGATAACAGGGATAGAATCTAAAGTTGTGATTCTGATAGTATCACCTGTCTCTTCACAAGTATAGCCTTTCTTAATAGCTTTGTTTAGGTGGTATTGTGCAGAGCAGCTGCTGAGTAGTAGTATTATAGCTAAGTATCTCATTATTCTTTTATTTCAAAGTGCATCCAATCGTAGTTCTTCTCTCTACCTAAAGATATAAACCCATGCTTATAGAATATATCTATCATTGGCTTATAATCAGGTCTTGCAAATCTTGCAGTTTTCGATGATTCTTTTAGTAGATTTCTAGCAGGATCTAAGTCTATTGCTATTCCCCATGAATGCATGGATAGTGCTGTACCTCCCCTCATCTTTCTATAGTTAAAGCATCCACCGAATAGGTCTATCCCTAACTCCTTAATCTTCTCGTATCCATACTCAGATAAAAGCTCATTGAATACAGCTGTAAAATTATCAGCTACTAACTTATGACACATCATAGTATTGACAGTGCTGTCTAAGTCCCAAGCTATTCTCATAGGATAAGGTAGCTTAATCTTTACTAAATATCCTGCACCTGTTACATTAGCAGTACCATATTTAGAGGTAAGTTCCCATCTAGTCATTTCAGTTTGTTTAGGTCATCTTTAACTTCTTTGGCTCTAGCGAATAGTAGCTTCATTGATTGCCACAGGTCTATTGATTTTACAGCTTTATAATTCTCATTAATAGACATCACCTCTATACTAGATAGGACCAATGCTACTATCTTTGTAAGCATAAATGGTACACTAAAAAAGGTGAGGATGATATCATTTAGTATGAATCTATCTATTAAAAAGAACATAATCACAGTGATTTCATACAGTGCTAGCTTGCTGATTATAGATGACAGCTTTCTGCTAGTAATTTTCTCCCCTAACTTCTTAGCCTTCCAAATGCCTGTGATAGTATCAATGCATATTAGTACTCCTATCATTAGCAGTATCCCACTTATTGGTAAAAAGAATGCAAAGCATATAGATATAAGTGTCAAAAGTTCTGATTGAATTGATATTAGTAATAGTGATAGTTGTGCTTTCATTCCTGTCCCTCCCCCTCTTCATCTTCACGCTTTTCTTGTTGTAATGCTAGAATAAAAGTAAGATAGCCTATTATACTACCTCCCATTAGCTTAAGATATATAGCAGGCTCAAATAGTAATGATATGCCTGTTAAGTATCCTAAACTGAATACTATTATAGATAAGACTCCTGAGTGCTTCATAGTATTAGGATTGAATTATTGTAACCATTGTTACCTGAACCTCCACATAATCCTGTACATTCTAGCAAGCCATTAGATAGACATCCACATCCATCTATCATAGGTCTAAGGTCAGTATCTCGGTTAGTTGTACCTGTGAATATTGGATACAAAGCTCTGTTTTTTAGTAGATATCTGATTAATCTTTGCTCAAAGAACGCAGCCTTTTGTGCATAGTGTTCCATACTGAATGCTATAGTACCTCTATCTACAGATGAGCTGTTATCTCCGAATTGAGTCTGCAATCCTTTATTCTTTAGCTGTAGACTAAGACCAAATACAGCATCTTCAGCTGCTCTCCATGCTATAATAGGCTGAATGAATGTTACTAGTGTTTCCTCATCAGGATCTAATGTCTGAGCATTGTACTTAGTTAGCAAGTCATTATAGAATGTAGTACCTAAGATAGGCATGATTCTTAGCTGAGCTTGAGTAGCTAAGTAAGGAGTAACATTATTTACATCTACATTAGCTGTGATGGGTGTGTTATTCTTTAGATATGTTTCTGTTATAAAGTATAGCATTATATTATAGGTGTTTGTGCAATTTGTGATTTGCTTTTATCCCCTCCAGGTACAGGAGGCAAAGATGCTAAGGCTCTAATCTCATTCTCAGTCATAGTCTCAAGTACTTTAGTAGCTACTAATGGAGATAAACTATTCAAAGCATCATTTGTCTTAGAGGTATCTCCCTCAAGTTCTACTATTGCCTCGTTAATTATCTGATAGTTATTGATTGTAAAATCTGCATCTATCTTAGCTATGAATAGTAGCTCATTAAAGATGTCAGATACCATCTCTCTAAGTGGCATTACTACATTTTTCTCAAATATGATGTATGCCTGCTTAATATCTGAGCCATTACCTAATGATCCTGTAGTACGGATTCCCATTAAGATAGGATCAATAGTGTGACTAAAACAAATCTGCTCAGTATTCAGCTGTGATGCCTCTTGGAATAGACTATCATTACCATTGGTAGGTAGTGACTCTATCTTAGGTAATTGGTCTGCTGAGTTTGCAAAGAATGCTACAGCTTTACCTGCATTAGCAGCACCTTTCAATCTATCAATAGTATTTCTTATCATGTTCTTCTCCTCCTCAGATTGAGGTCTTTTAGGAAACATCATAGCAAAGGATGGAAATACTGAATTTTGGATATTGCTTTTAGCAAAATAGCTAAGTTCACCTGATAGAAATGCAAAGTTTAGAGCTGAGGTGTACTGAGGTAATGGATAGTAATCCTGCCCAATACATTCTACCTCATATACAAATAACTGCTCATAGTCTCTAGAGGTAGGAGTATATCTTCTTATCTCCTGGACTCCAATCCTACTAGACCAATCATCACAAATATAGTATCTTTTTCTATCTAAGTTTACTCTAAGTTTCTCAGGGGATAGATTAACTATCTTAGTCAGCTTCATCTTATCATCAAAACATAACTTGAAATATACTCTATTGTGCAGTATTAGTTGCTGAGTTACTGCAGGTACTACTTTTTTAATGTTTAGTTTTCTTTCTAATGTATATAGCTCTAGCTTATCTTGAGGTGTAAGTCTATCAGCTACTATATTAAATCCACCTCCTACAGCTGCATTCACTTTATACCCTACAATAGAGCCATGTAATGGTGATGAGTAAAATATCTGATTGAGTAGCTCAGGGAATAGGTTATCCTGCCCAAAGGGGATGTATCCATTAGTCTGATTCCTACCATTTACATAGGGTAGAGTTAAGTTAGCACCTCCTACTTTAAGGAATGGAGTAGAGAATGATTGATATCCCTCTACTATTTCGTGTTTTACTGTTTTAAAAAAGTCTTTTAATGCCATAATTACTCATAAATTGATTGTACTATTGGTCCACTTACTACCATCCTACCCTCTTCAATCACTACTCCTGTAGAGTTAGCAATAGTTGGAGGTGTGATATGTGACTCATAGATGCTATATGTATACTGTCCTTTGATTAGTTCCAAATCTACAGGCTCATCTAGCAGAAACTGATTAAATCTTTCAGGATAAGCTGAGCTATCAGGAGTGTAGAATGTAATAGGTGCAGAAAGTTTGTCCATTTCATTCTGAAAGACAAACAAATAATAAGGATTCGGCAGTGTACTTACCTCAGTGAGTGTAAGGATAATCTGATTGACCTCATCTTTTTTAATGTATATCATATAACTATATTATACTAAGGTCAAAAAATGTTTAAAAAAAAAGCTCTACAATATGCAGAGCTTTAATTATTAGGGTGTTAAGGTTATGCAATAACTCCATTTACAGCAGCTTCAGTAATTTCCCACGCCAAATGGTCTGCTTCCGCTAAAAGTGTAACGGAATATTTACTGCCATCCGCACGAGCTGTGCCTGATCCTTCACCTGTAGCAGTTAATTGCAGGTCTTGAAAAAACCAATACTTATCATTTGCATCTAATACTATTGCAGTTAGGTATCTCTGACCTGATGCTAGTATATTGATAGCTTCTGACTTATCTTTATCTCTACGGTTAAACATTAAAGTAATAGTCTGAGTTACAAATGAAGATCCATTGATTAGATCTACTGCAGTATCCTCAGTGTAATTACCTGTGTTTCTGTTAATCTCAAATTCAGTATAATCTACAGATACAGCTAATGTAGTTACCTCCCCCATAACTGCAACAACAGGGTTAGTAGTAATATTCTCTTGATCATTTAACCATATTTTTCTAATTCCTCCTATGTTGTTGTCACAGGATTTTGTTATCGTTTCTAAGGCATCGCATCCTAAAGGCATAATATAAGTTTTAAGTAAAGGGAGCTTTCACTCCCTTAGATTTATAAATTAGTTAATTAAGATGCAGAGTTGTAGAATACAATCTCATTACCATTAACGTGAGTAAATCCTACTTTCATGTTAGCACGAGTTCTGATTACAGGCTCAGCTACAGTGTCAGCTAAATTGATAGCTCGTAATGCTTTACCATC